CATTTTTCTCCATAATATCATCGTACCATTTATTATATTCTTTTTCAGAACAATTCCATGGTGGATATTCGTAAACGGGTTTCTCTCCATCATGAAAACATATTATAACTCCTTTTGGTTCCCCATTTTTTGTCTTACCGAATTCGCCATCGTCATTAAAAGCTTCTTCATTATCATATTCTTTAAATATAGTTTCCAAGAAGTCACAAGTATATAATCCTGTAACATACATTTGAAATTGCATTTGAACCCAATATTCTTTTTTTGGAATTCCGGTAAGTTTTCTACTAACTGGGTTTTTAATTTCAAGTAAATAACCATATCTTTCAGAAGTTTTTTTAACATTAATCCCATCAGGAGATGCTCCAAATTCGTAATTATTTTGATCAGGAATACACCCAAATTCTTCAATTTCGGTTTTGAACTTATCTTCGTAGAACATTATCGAAAGCGGTTCAAATTTATGACCGTGATGAGTTGCAGAATTAATATTAACACTTTTGTATTTAGCAGGATCGATTGGGCAACATTTTTTATATATTAATTCATTTTTTTTAGCATCACTATCTAGTGCTTTCCATGCAGCGCTAGCTGTTAAGCGTGTCCATCTAAAATCAAACCAATCAGGTGTATTTTGCTCAGGTTGTGGTATAGAACGTAGTTTTTGTATTTGTTTTTGAATATCTCTTTTATTTCTAGGAGTTGTAACATATGGACCCGGATATGAACGGGGTTTACGTAATAAACTAAAATATAATATTATATTTTCTTCTATCAATTCAGATATGTTAATGTAAGATTGAGTATCAATTATTTCTTTGTATAATAACTCAACCACATTATATGTATGTTCGTAAACGCGATCTTTAAAATCATAATACATATATTCTAATACATTTTTACTAACAAAATCTTCAATAATAAGATAAATACTTTCTCTAAACTCATCTAAATCTTCGTCAGTAAATGTAATAACAGGAGCTTCAATTGTATCAATTATATCAACTAATTCAGGTAATGAATTAATAGTTATGGACATTTATTACCAATAGTTATATATTATTAATAAATTTTATTTAAGTAGTATCAATTTTACTTGTATCGTTATTTGTTAACTTATGATTTTTTTTTCTTCGCACTTTAGGTTTTATTTTATTTTTATTTAAACTTTTAGTTTTATTTTTTGGAGCTAAAGAACGTAGGCTAGATTTATTTTTTTCAGACTTTTTTAATGTAAACTTACGTTTAGTTTTATCGAATATTAAACTTGGAATTGCTTTAATATTACCTGTTTTAACATCATAAACCACATCTTTTACACGTTGAAGCTTCTTACGGTCGATACAATCAATTAAATATTCACGTAATTTTTCTAATTCATCATCTGTAAAATCATGTTTTTTTGTTATTGTTTGAATGTAATCAGTTAATTTTTGTATTTTTTGATTTTTACCTAATTTATTCCATGATTTATTTTGATTATTTTTTTTTTCTTTCTCAAGGAATCCATCAATATTTAAAGTATCTTCTTTATTAGATGTTACTTTTGAATTACTATTTAAAAGCATTGTTTGATATTCTATATTTTGTAATTCCATGCAATCTTCAGACATATATATTATATAATAATTAGTTTATATATCGTTTATTTTAATAAATAATAACTTTATTATGATAAAAAAAATAAATTTTACAAAGGAAACTGAAGAGAGAAAAAATGTAAAAAATATTAATAATGATGTCTTTGATAGTGATAAACATTTAGAGATGCTACAAAAACTTAAAACAAACACTGAATTCGATGATGATAAAATTATTATTAAAAGTTTGAAACAGAAACTTAATAGTTACAAAACACAAGACAAACGGAAAGATAGATATGATAATGAAACGTTTATTAAGTATAATGAATTACTTGAGAAATTAATTGAATCGGAGATGAAATGTAAATATTGTGAAAGTATTACATTAATAATGTATGCAAATAAAAGAGAATCAAAACAATGGACTCTAGATAGAATAGATAATTCAATCGGACACAGTAATTTGAATACGAATATTTCTTGTTTAAAATGTAATTTGGAGAGAAGATGTAAAAATGATGAAAAATTCCGTTTTACTAAACAAATG